GCCAAGAAGATCATTATGAAGAACTTCAGGCCGAAGGATCTGAAAGAGCTAACGACTGAGTGCGTAAACACAGTGCGTCGCAATGTTAACTCAAATGTGTATGCGTCAGCTAACACTTACTCAAGGCTACTACAACGACTAGCGCATTACCTTGCTACTGACTTGGAAAGTAACTTGGATACATATATGCAAATAGCCAGAAGAGCCGGTTATACCGAGGAGCAAGAGTTCAAAGAGGCTATTGAAACAAACAAGATTCACAGGAGCATGGACAAATGCACGCAAGAAAACAAAGGGGCGGTTGTTCTAATTCATGGGAACACGTATGCCGTACAAACCGACGACGGCCAGTTCTACACGTACGAAAATGCTACACTACCCGACTTGCTAAAACGCAGGGTCGGTATGTTGAAGCTATTGGACAACGAGCAAACGCTAATTAACGTCGGCTACCGTGAGAACGAAAACCAATACTATGTCAGCTTGGAGGAAGATAATGGAGCAACCTAAACGCACAAGGGGGAAGCAGAAAGCGCCTACGCTTGTACACGTAAATCTGCGAGTCCCTCAAGAAGTTTTGGACTACTATAAACAGTGGCCGAGCTATACCAAAATGATGCGAACCGTACTTACGAATTACGCTGAATCGCAAAAGTAATATGAAGCCCCGCTAGTCGGGGCTTTTTTACGCCTGTACGACAAAGGGGTAGGACTAACAAATGTTAGTCTGATCCCCCAGAAAAAATGTTTGACATTGCCAAAAATGACAGTTACCGTTGGCCTATGGCTACACCTGAGAAGAAAGTAAAAGATAAGATCGTTAAGGTTCTCAAAGACCAAGGCGTGTACTACTTCTTCCCCGCTACGCACGGGTACGGACGTAGTGGTGTGCCTGATATAATATGCTGTTGCAACGGTGTCTTTATTGGCATCGAGTGCAAGGCAGGAGTCAACAAGCCAACTGCGCTACAAGAAAAAGAGATGCGAGATATACGCAACGCGGGCGGCATAACAAAAGTCATCAACGAAGATAATATCGTTGAGGTATTAGAGGTAATAACTTATGCACAAGAGTATGGAAATTCTCATGGCTCGTATGGAGAGCCATCCTGAAGAGTTTGATCTGACGTTTAGAGCTACTCAGCTTAATCCAGAGAAACGTTGGGATTTCGTTGTCAAGCCTTTGATGGAACGCGCTGAAGCAATGGTGCGTGGCGAGCCATCATTCATGCTTGGCTTCCTGTCCGACGACGAATTGTCCCAAGTATTCCAAAAGCTAATGCTAGTTCAAGGTGATGTAACCACACAGCGTATCATGAACGAGCTACTGCGTGATGAAGACCGTCCGGTTGCTAAGGGTGGGTTGAAGTTTGGCGGTAATCGATGACAGTTCCGACCCCTCGCTTTTTACCTCAAATTCACATCGGGTCGCACTGAGCTTATGGACATTTACACAATAGATTTTGAGACGTATTACGCAAAAGACTACGGACTCAACAAATTTACAACAGAAGAGTACATACGTGACCCTCGCTTTGAGGTTATCGGTGTAGCTGTAAAGAAGAACGACGAAGAAACCCAGTGGTTCAGTGGAACCAAAGTGCAAACACAGCGGTGGCTAGATCAGTTCCCGTGGGAAGATAACATCGCTCTTGCACACAATGGGATGTTCGACTTTGCGATTATGGCGTGGCATTTCGACATTCACCCAAAGAAGTTAGCGGATACGCTGTGCATGGCACGTGCGCTCCACACTATCGAGGTAGGTGGAAGTCTGGCCGCATTGACCCAGTATTATGGGTTAGGCAAGAAAGGTACCGAAGTAGTTAACGCGCTTGGACTCAAACGTTTGGACTTTCCGAAGGCACAGTTAGAAGCGTATTCTGGTTACTGTATTAACGATGTGGACTTAACATATGCGCTTTTTGAAATCCTTATTACAAGGTTTCCTGTTAGCGAGCTTAATCTTGTTGATCTTACTTTACGTATGTTTACTAAGCCTTGCATTGAGCTAAACAAATACATACTCGGTGAACACTTACAACACGTAAAGGAAAACAAAGAACGGCTGATGAGCCTGATTACTCAAAGCCGTGAGGAGTTGATGAGCAATGAGAAGTTCGCTAATGCACTACGGATTGCAGGAGTTGAACCTCCGACAAAGATTAGCCCTACGACGGGAAAAGAAACGTACGCATTTGCAAAGGCCGACGAAGACTTTAAGGCGTTGTTGGAGCATGAGAACGAAGCCGTCCAAGCCCTCGTTAGTGCTAGACTTGGCGTCAAATCCACGATTGAAGAAACACGTACTCAGCGCTTTATTGAGATTGCGAGTCGCGGCACGCTACCCATCCCGCTACGCTATTATGCGGCACACACTGGAAGGTGGGGCGGGGATGATAAAGTTAATCTCCAAAATCTGCCACGCACATCCGCAATCAAACAGGCAATGGAAGCTCCGGTCGGTTACAAGATTATCGACTCGGACTCTTCTCAAATCGAAGCGAGGACACTCGCATGGCTAGCAGAGCAAGACGATCTCGTAGACGCTTTCGACAAGGGCGAAGACGTATACAAGATTATGGCTTCCGCTATCTACGGCAAACATATAGACGAGATCACGAAGGACGAGCGTTTTGTTGGCAAGACAACAATCCTTGGTGCAGGGTATGGCATGGGTGCGTTCAAGTTCAGGACGCAATTAAAAACCTTTGGCGTAGATTTACCACAAGAAGAATGTGATCGGATTATTAGAGTATATCGAGAGACATACCCGCAGATTCCTTTGCTCTGGCGTGCCGCAGGCGATGCGCTAAAGGCTATTGAGCAAGGTGCAACGTCCCCGCTAGGGAGGGGGTTAGCTTTAACCGTGGAGGGAAAACACGGTATCCGCCTCCCTAACGGGTTCTATATCAAGTATCCAAATTTACGACGCCAAGTCAACGAAGAAGGCCGCGATGAGTTGGTCTACGACACCAAGAAAGGACGAACCACTGTACCTAACCGTATATACGGTGGAAAAGTTGTGGAAAACGTTTGCCAAGCACTAGCAAGAATCGTGATCGGTGAGCAGATGTTGCGTATAGCTAAGAAGTACCAAGTCGTCATGACGGTACATGACGCTGTTTGCTGTGTAGTACCCGAAGATGAAGCAGATACGGCTCGTGAATACGTAGAGCTGTGTATGCGGTTACGGCCTGAGTGGGCACCAGAACTCCCGTTGGACTGCGAGTCAGGTGTCGGTGATTCATATGGAGACTGTAAATGAACCTAAATAACCCGTACTGGAGGAACCACAATACGCGAAAGATCGACCCTGAAGATGTGCTGTTGATACAAGAACTGTACAGAGAAGGACTAGGATCGCAAGAGATCGCGGACAAATTTGAAGTTTCCAGAACTCATGTCTGGAGAATCGTAAATAAAAAAGCATGGGGGCACCTAAATGTCACTGACTGAAGAAGACAAAGAACTAATAAGAGCTTTATGCCAAGAAAAAGCTGAAGGCAAAACAGATCTTACATATAGAGAAATAGGTATTAAGTTTGAACTGAAACCCCACGAAGTGCTCGAAATATGGACGGGCATGAAGTGGGATACAAGTCAGAGGCATATTTATTATGGGTAAATTACCACCAGTTGAGCGTGATCCAATCATGCCGAACGGAATAACTATAGAGTGCGCGGCTAAGTGGCACCTTTTTCTAGCGGAAGAATACGAGATGCTAGACGAAAGCGACAAAGCCAAAGCGCACCGTCAAAGGGGCGAAAGCCTAAACGCAATGCCGATGAAGGGATCTGTATCTGATGCAGAACTGGAGACGGAAATAGCAATATGGACTGCAAAAAGAGGTAAGTCTAATGAAAGCAAATAAGCGAAACAAAGTAATCAAGTACATAAGCAAACACCCAAACGCTAAGCCAGCTAGTGTAGCTAATGCCGTAGGTACTACCTACGGGTATGCATACAAAGTTATGCGCTCAGTTTTGGACGCGGTAGAGGATTCTGTTGCTACTAAACCTAATACTTTAGTAGTAGAGAAATCGCTTACCTCATACAAAGGTACTCAAAGCTCATCAGATGGTAGTTCGGCTGACTATTATGTATTGCCAAATGGCGCAAAAGAATTGCAAGATCTGATTTCGCACAAGAATATGAACGCACAAATTGGCGAGATATTCCGGTCGTGCTATCGCTACGGTGAAGTGGCGCACAGCAAGATGCTACGAGATGCGAAGAAAATTAAGTTCTATGCGGAAGCTGAGATTAAGCGTCTGGAGAGACTGAATGAAGGTAAAGATTGAGATCGACTGCACTCCGCATGAGTTCCAAGAGCTGTTTGTCCCCGGTGATAGACAGCAGGAGTTCGTAGAGACCACGTACAATGCGTACGTGGATGCTCTGCAAAAGATGATGTGGAATCAGATCGACCCGCATAATTTTATAAAGACAAAGGATGACAAATGACAACGTGGTCTTACAGCAGTCTCAAGACATTTGAGCAGTGCCCAAAGAAGTATTTCCATCTGAAGGTGGTGAAAGATGTCAAAGACTCAGGCAGTGAGGCTACGATATACGGTCAAGAAGTGCATAAAGTGGCGGAAGAATACATCAGAGATGGTGTAGAAATACCGAACAAATTCAAGTTCTTACAAGGAACTCTTGAGGCTCTTAACAAGATCGAAGGTGAACGTCATTGCGAAATGAAGCTAGGACTGGCTTTGACCGATGACGATTACCGCCCTTGCGGGTTCTTTGATAAGGAAGTTTGGTGGCGGGGTATCGCTGACCTTGTGATTATTAAAGGAGATATAGCGTACTCTGTTGACTACAAGACCAGTAAAAATGCGAAGTACGCGGATACTAAACAGTTGGATATTGTAGCCGCCGCGCTTTTTGTGCATTTCCCACAGGTGCAGAAGATTAAATCAGGTCTAGCGTTTGTGGTTAGTAATGAATTTATTAAGAAGGATCATCACCGAGAAAAACGTGACGAATATTTTGCATCGTTTAATCCGCTTCTGGGTAGGTTAGAAGGTGCAATGGATAACGACGTTTGGAACGCGGTAACTGGTCCTTTGTGTAGGTTCTGTCCGGTTGTAACGTGTGAGCACAATAGCAAGAGGTAACGAGAAATGAATGGACACACTTTAATAGCTGAAGAACTAGAAGTTAAAGATGCTACGTTTGAGTATTCTAACGACGACGTGATGGCTCTAGAGTTAGCCGTACAGTTTGGACCGGATAAGGATAAAAGTACCAAATCCACAGTATCTTTTTGCACTGGTAATATCAGCGGCTACCCCATGAAGATAGTAGTACAGCCAACGTGGGGAGGAGACTACGCGCCCACAAGACCAATAGAGGTAGATGCGGTATCCATACAGTTTACAGGTTCATACGAAAGGGACATTTTAATTGCCGCTTTGCAAAAAATAGGTTTGATGACTATCCCAACCTACGGCAAAATACAGAATGGACCTTTTGAACCCCACGAGGAGTAAGTCCCCATGCCGTACGTAAACAAGAAGCGCCCATACAAGAAAGAGTATGAGCAGTATCAAGGGTCAGAAGAACAGAAGAAAAACCGCGCCAAGCGCAATGCCGCTAGACGCGAGTTAGAAAAACAAGGTCGCGTCAAAAAGGGCGACGGTAAAGATGTAGACCACAAGAAACCTATTTCAAAGGGCGGGTCTAACACTAAAGGTAACCTGCGAGTAAAGAGCGCATCGGCAAACCGTTCGTTCTCTCGCAACAGCGATAGGTCAGTTAAAAAGAATGGAAGTCGTAGAAAATAAAGTCTTAACCCTGCTAACACGTAATCCGCAGGCAATTACAGACGCAATTACAAAGAGCGCGATCCTAGAGGAACAAGAAGACGGTATATACAAAGTAGCAGTGAACTGGGGGCTGGATGAAATGCAGACTCTTGCTTCTCTGCCTTTTAAAACACCGCCGTCTACTATTAAACGCGACTACCAGTGGACAGGCAAGTTCACGCCGTTCGACCATCAAAAAGAAACAGCTTCATTCTTATCACTACATAAGAAGGCTTTCTGCTTCAACGAGCAGGGTACAGGTAAGACAGCATCAGTAATCTGGGCGGCTGACTACCTAATGAAGCAAGGGCGCATAAAGCGCGTGCTAGTGCTATGCCCGTTATCTATTATGAAGTCAGCATGGCAACAAGATCTGTTTAAATTTGCCATGCACCGTAGCTGTTCTGTTGCTTATGGTGACAAACGTGCCCGCAAGAAAATTATTGAAGCTGGCGCTGAGTTCGTAGTGATTAACTTTGATGGCCTCGGAGTAGTAAAAGAAACCATTATGGCTGGCGGCTTTGACATGGTTGTGGTTGATGAAGCTAGCGCCTATAAGAACCCGCAAACTAATCGTTGGAAGGTATTACGCGATGTGATGCTTAAAACTGAATGGCTGTGGATGCTCACAGGCACACCAGCCGCGCAGTCACCTTTAGACGCATATGGTCTAGCTAAGCTAATAAATCCTGTCCATTGCCCTAAGTTTTACGGGCAGTTCCGGGACGCTGTGATGTTTAAAGTGACTCAATTTAAGTGGGTGCCAAAGCCAAAGTCTCAAGACTATATACACAGACTGCTACAGCCCGCTATCCGGTTTGAGAAGGATCAATGTTTAGACCTACCTGAAGTTACGCACGTAGAGCGAGAAGCCCCGTTAACCACTCAACAGAAGAAGTATTACTTAGACCTCAAGAAAGAAATGATGATGGAGGCCGACGGGGAACAAGTAACCGCGTTCAATGCGGCGACTAAAATAAACAAACTACTGCAAATATCTGGCGGCTGTGTGTATACCGATACCCGTGAAGTTATTGAGTTTGATGTGTCTAATAGGCTAAATGTAATCGAGGAAGTTATCAATGAGTCGTCACACAAGGTGCTTGTCTTCGTTCCCTTTACGCACACAATTGAGTTACTACGCGCTCATCTTGAGAATAAAAATCATTCATGCGCTGTTATTAACGGCAAAGTTTCTGTCAACAAACGGAGCGATATTGTTAAAGATTTTCAAGAACAGCCCACGCCTCGTGTTCTTATTATCCAACCGCAAGCCGCGTCGCATGGACTCACTCTGACTGCGGCAAACACAATCATCTGGTATGCACCAGTGACCAGTGTTGAGACTTATTTGCAAGCCAATGCGCGTATCAACCGTCCCGGACAGAAGAACGCGATGACAATCGTGCACATACAGGGCAGTGAAGTAGAAGACAAACTGTACAACATGCTTAGAAACAACATCAGCAACCACGAGAAGATCATTGATTTATACCGTCAAGAATTAAGTTCTTGACAAAGTCAAAAACAACACTATAGTTGTTAATGGAGTCAACCAAAGAGGTAATAACTATGGCAACACCAGCCGATAAATTAGTGCCTGTGTACATTAAGATCCGCGATTCTATTCGTGAGAAAGAAGACAAGCACAAGCTAGAGATAGCTACGCTCAAAGAGCAATTGGAAGCTGTGGCTCAAGCCTTACTAGAAATATGTGAGGAGAATGGGCAGGATGGCTTCCGCACACCCGAAGGCACAGTCACTCGTAGAGTTACGTCACGGTATTGGACGAGTGACTGGGAGGCTATGTACAAGACAATTAAGGAACACGATGCTCCTTTTTTGCTTGAACAAAGAATCCACAACGGCAACATGAAGCAATTTCTCGAAGAACACCCAGATGTTCACCCAACGGGGTTGCAAGCTGACCGCAAATATACCGTGCAAGTACGTAAACCAACTTCTAAGTGAGGTACACAATGAGCAATCAAGTCTCAATTTTTGAAAACAATACTGGCGTAACAGTATCAACTCCACGTAAGGGTGCATTGGGCGATGTGTTCGCTCCAGCCCCTACAGTCCCTAATACTCGTCGTATACAGGCGCGTAACAATGGTGACTTTGTTCGGTATATTAACGGGCAACAAGCTGGGGATTCTGTGCGCGACGCGCTAAATGTAATCATCGTAGGGGCGCTTAAAGAAATATCCCGTGAATACTACAGCTCAGCTTTCGATCCGGATAGTCCATCACTACCAGATTGTTGGGCTAATCAAGGTGATTCCCCAGAAGATGGCTGTAGTAACCCGCAAGCAAGCTCCTGCGCCTCCTGCCCTCAAAATATAAAAGGCTCAGGCGGCGGTGAGCGTCGTGCATGTAAGTTCCAACGCCGGATTGCTGTGATGGTTGAGGGTGACCCCAAAGGCACTGTGTATCAACTAAAAATCCCCGGTGGTTCTTTGTTCGGCAAGGGCACTGGTAACACACACCCGTTTGAGAGCTACACTAAGTTTCTTGCTGGTAACGGAGAATCTCCAGACACAGTTGTAACGCAGATACTGCACGACCCTAACAATACGGGGCAGACCTACGTGCTAAAGTTTAAGCCGATCCGTCAGGTATCGGATGAAGAGTACGAGCTAGTCCTTGCGGCACAGAAGAACCCCGATACAGAAATGTATACGAAAATCACTACAGCGCAGACAGATCAAGTCACTGCTTTGCCGCCTAGTGCTCCGGAACAGTCCGCATTTGTTGAAGAGCCAGAGGAAGAGCCAGTAGTAGAAGAAGCGAAGCCAGCTAAGCGTCAGGCTAAAAAAGCTGAACCTAAACCAGAAAACAGCAAACTCGCTGATGTATTGAGTACATGGGGCGATGAAGGCTAATGAGCTATGGCTACAGCAATAGGCTTATCGAGCTGAATAAAAAAGCTGATGGCAACTCGCTGGGCGTACAACTGGGGCGGCTCTGCATCGAACGCGATGTACCCGTCTCGGACGTAGCAGTCCATCTAGGTGTAACACGGCAAACTGTATACAACTGGTTCTGTGGGGCTAACGCTCCACGTGCCAAGTTACTACAGATAAAAGAAATAATAAGCTCACTAGCCGCTGACAAATAAAATTACACAGCAAGGGATTTAGGGATGACATTCGACCTACTACGCTCAGTGCAGCCTGAAGAAGGCTGGTTCTGCGCTTTCGGTATAAAGGGGAGTAGCATTGTACAAAAACTTGTACAAACCCGCGAAGAGCTAGACGAAATATCAGAACAGTTTGTGGCTGATAAATATAATGCTTTCTTTGCGGTAGCTAAGTTTCAAACAGACGTAGACCGGAAAAAAGATAATGTACGGGCTTTAAAAGCCTTCTGGTTGGACATTGATTGTGGTCCTACCAAGGCAGAGGTTAACAAGAAAACAGGCCGCCCTGACGGCTATATAGATCAAGATGCTGGGCTAGCGGCGTTAGAAGAGTTTCGTGAGTTAGTTGGACTTCCTGAACCTATACTCGTTAACTCTGGCCGTGGTATCCACGTTTATTGGGCACTGACTGAAGAAGTAACCAGAGAGCAGTGGGAGCCAGTCGCACACCGCCTACGTGAGCTGTGCTTTACGCATGAGCTATATGTAGACTCTGCGGTGTTTGAAGTTGCGCGTGTACTTAGGGTGCCCGGTACGTATAACTTTAAAGATGATCCAGCTAAGCCAGTATCTGTAATTCAAGAAGCTAATGCTATAGATTTCAATGAGTTACGAGACATACTTGGTGTAGAAGATAAAGTTGAGACCGCACCAAAACGTGAGTTAACTGCGCTAGGCCAGCAGTTTGCGGATTCAGCAACTAACAGCTTCAAAAAGATTTTAGAGCGTAGCGCTAAAGGCAACGGGTGCCCGCAGATACTAGCCTGTTACGAAGAACAGCAAACGCTAGCGGAACCTAGATGGTTCAATGCGTTATCAATAGCTAAGTTCTGCAAGGACTCGTCCAAAGCGATACACGTACTGTCTTCTGAATACCCCGGTTACAACTATAATGAAGTAGAACACAAGATACAGCACATAGTTGGGCCACATACTTGCGAAAAGTTTGAAGCGAATAACCCCGGTGGGTGCGACGATTGTCCGTTCAAAGGCCAGATTAAAAGTCCTATCGTGCTTGGCCGTGAGATAGAACGTGCCTCCGAAGCGGACAGTATAATTTCTTATGAAGAAGACGGTGTAGCGGAAGTATACAAAATACCAGAATACCCGTTTCCATTTTTCCGTGGTAAAGGCGGCGGTATATGGCATCAGTCTGATAGCGATGAAGTCGAGCCTACTCTGGTGTACGAGCACGACTTGTATCTGCTCAAACGTATGAAAGACCCTGTTAAGAAAGATGTCGCCGTGTTTAAACTGCACACTCCGCATGACGGTATCATTGAATTTATTATTCCAAATTACCAACTAACAGAACCTAGAGAAGTCAGAAAGCTATTGGCGGAACAAGGCGTACTGTGCGGGAACACTAAAAAAAGTGAGTTACTGAGTTGGTACATCATTGCATCTGTACGCGAGATGCAAACACGAGAGAAGGCGGAGAAGATGAGATTACAGTTTGGATGGGCTGATAATGACAGCAAATTTATTATTGGGGATAGGGAGATAACTCCAGACGGTGTGTTTCACACGCCTCCGTCTCCGTCAATGGAATCGTTTGTGGAGAATATGCAGAAGGCCGGTTCGTTTGACAAATGGAAAGAGATCTTTGCGATATACAGTCGAAAAGGACTAGAGCCGCAAGCGTTCGCCACACTTAGTGCTTTCGGTGCGCCGATTTTCAAATACACAGGCCAGCAAGGGGCTTTGATTAGCTTAGTAGCAGAAGGCTCTGGCGATGGTAAATCTACAGTGTTGTACATGCAGAACAGCGTATGGGGGCACCCAAGGGCTTTAACTGCGCTCAAAGAAGACACAATGAACGCCAAGTTTATGCGCTTAGGTATCCATAACAATCTACCTGTAACGATGGACGAAATGACTGAGTGTGCTCCGCAAGAAGTGTCGCACCTAGCTTATGGTGTATCACAAGGTAAAGGTAAGGAGCGTATGAAGCAGTCAGGTAACGAGCTACGTAAGAACCTGACCAGTTGGTGTACTTTGGTAACGACTTCTGCAAATAGCTCTTTCTACGAATCTCTTGCGTCTGTTAAGAACCGCCCGGAAGCGGAAATGATGCGGATCATAGAATATAAGATACCGACCGACGAAGAGATCAAGAACGACGTAGCTTTGAAGTTTATGTTTGATACAGATCTACTAGAAAACTACGGTCACGCTGGCGACATATACGCCGAATACCTTGTGAATAACTTAGAAGAAGTAAAAGAAGCTGTTCGGTCAATCCAAATGCGTGCGGATAGGCAGTTTAAAATTACACAGAAGGAACGTTTTTGGTCCGCGATCATCGCAGCAAACATAACAGGCGGCATAATTGCTAGGCGGTTAGGGCTTATCAACTGGGATATACAACGTATATATCAGTGGTGCGGTTCAGTAATGCTTCCAGAACTACGTGAGGATGTACGCACACCAGTTGACGACAGCGTAGCGACCGTTGGTGATTTTATTAACCGGCATATGCAAAACATTTTGGTAGTGAATGATGAGGTGGATTCTCGTTCCAACATGCCGACCCTGCCTCTCATGGAGCCTAGAGGCAATCTTCTTATACGGTACGAGCCTGACACCAAATTGATGTACATATCTGCTAAGGCGTTCAAAGAGGACTGTGTTAAGTACCGCTTGAACTACAAAGGCGTCCTTAAAGACCTTACTAAAAAGGGCATACTGAAAGATACGATATACAAGCGTATGTCTAAAGGCATGAAAGTATCTTCTCCGGCTACGCGAGCAATGCTACTAGATTGCGATAATAGCGAGTTCTTAGATGTAGAGAGCATGTTTGAGGAGTCGGTAAATGCTGGTGGAGAAAGTTAGCTACGATGTTAACTGGCGTAATTTTAAACGAGGGTATTCGTTTTTTATACCCTGTTTAGACCCAAAGTCGGCACGAGATGAAATAAAAGCGGTCACTAACCGCTTTAAATACAAGATTTTAACAAAAGTCGTTATCGAAGAAGGAGTTAGGGGTTTACGTGTGTGGCGGCTTTAGTATACAGTTTACTCACGAAACTTGAGGCAGTGTTCACTGTTGCTTTTTCGTGGTTACCTCTAAGGGTTGACTCCCTAAGCTGTGCCCCGCCTTGTGCGGGGTTTTTTTAATAGAACGAATAGTCCATACGACTCATGTTAATGGCGTCCCGCATTATTGGACTAATAGATACCCCATCAAACATTTCTGCAGAAGCCTTAATATGCTGCTTCATTGATTTATCTAAGGTCTCCCCATCTATCGCTGCGTATGGATGCCGGTCGTTGTAGTCTAGTATTTCGTCTATAGCATCTGACATAGCGTCTAGATCCCCCGCACGAGCCGCGATGTAATACTTACGTAACAGCTTAGTACGTGTTGTGGTAACGGCTTTTTCTATGCGCTTATCCCGCAAATTACGTTCTTGCCGCGCTGTGTATTCAGCAGGTGGGAAGCCAAGAAGCTGAGCAGCTAGTTCACCGTGCGTCATGTCAGCATAAATGGGGTCGCCCCGACGAGTATATATACCGTCATCTTTTTGGTAACGCCCTATGGGCATAGCTTTGTAAGCATTTGATATAGCAGCGGGTAGCATATTTTCTATACCGCGTTCGATATTGCCCTCTTGGAGATCAGCCACCCCACGTGCGAACCGCTTACCCACACTTAGAGCAGGGCCACCCAGATAGAACAATAAATTTTCTTCTGGAGACGCATTAGTGTTGTATCTATTCTCTTGGATAACAAGTCCTGTTAGCCGTACGCGACTAGCTACATCAAGCCCAGTAAGTTCGTTTAGTGGGCCTTTGAAATAAAATTCACCTATAGCTTTACGCACTACGGTGTCAAAATCATCTTCGTCTTCGTCAGCAAATGTGTTGTACGCAAGTGCTATGGCTCCGTATATAGGGATACCGTATACCCCTGCAAACAAAGCTGCCGATCCATGCAAACCTACCAATTGCTTAAACGCCACGTTACGTTTTCGTTTAGTTTCCGCATCGGAACCCGGATACATGCCTTTCAGTAGGTCGCGTAAGGCCATAAACATCGTGGTATACATACGCACGCCGAAGCCTTTGTACATACCCGCTACACGCCCCACGTTTTGATTTGTATAACGCATGCCGGTTTCGATGAC